TTAATGCGGCGGGATATCCGCCTGGCCGATATAGCCTGTTACATAGCCTGCAATTGGTGTTTTGCCCACCCAATCTGCGCGTGGGGTAATCCGGTAGCGCCCGCTGAAAGCTTTGCCATCATATAGATAATACGTTCCGCTAAGCTTTCGCGCTGCGGTTTTTGCAGTGGAGGATGCATAAAGCGAGGCATTGGAAATCGCAATTTTCCGCCCTGCCCGATACCGGTTTACCGGCTGAACAGGGGCCGCCTCGCCATTTTGCTCAATAGCCGCCGCATCAACCCAGCCATACACGCCCTTGCCATCCTCGCTGATACAGTGGAAGGGATGCTTTGCGCCCGGTGCGGTTGCCGTTACTTTGCATTTGCTTGCGCCGCGCGTGCCGGCCGCTGTTGCCGCAGTGGACGATGCGTAGACTTTCCCTCCTGTAAACTGGACGATATCCCCCACGCCGATGGCTTCGGGCTTGGTAGAGGGTGCATCACCCGCCGTGCTCCTTTTTCGCAGTCCAAGATAGCTGACCGCCGCCTTCGCATACGCCTCACCGACTGCCCTGAGCTTCGCATCTGAGTTGATCTTCGCCTGATCCTTTGCGTTGTCTACAAACGCATATTCGCCGAGGATGGAGGGGATACCCGTTGTGGCCGCCTGGCGGCACATGCCGAAGTTGTAGCTTGTGCCCGCCTTGCTCTCCTTGATCCCCCGGCTCTTTTGGCCGAGCTTCACCATTTCAGCAAGCACTTTTTGCGCTAGTGACTTCGAGGGCGCGTGCGTGTGCCAGTAGTAGACCTCGCAGCCCTCCCCGCCGCCGGCGTTATAGTGGATTTCGAGCACGAGGGAGGGCCGTTTCTTCTCGACTTCCTCCATTTTGTAAGCAACTGTGCAGCTTTTGTCCGTTGTGCGGGCCATGACGGTCTCGCATTCGTAATTTCTCAGGTAATTCTGGCAAGCCAGCGCGGTTTTGAGGGTCAGCGCCTTTTCGATGTATTTACCGCTTACCGCGCCCGGATCGCTCCCGCCGTGCCCGGCGGCGATGTAGATTGTTGCAGCCAATTGAGATGCTCCTTTCCTACTGTAATGGAGTTTCTGTAATGATCGGCAGCTCCAGCAGCTCACGATACATGATTTCGCCATGCCCGTTTCCGCCCAGGCCTGCATAGACGGCATACAAATTCACAAGCCTTTGCCGGACGGAGAGAGGGATGCCCGGAGCGCCGATATAATCGCGGTAGATTTTATCGAGGCTGTCATATAACAGCTCGGTGGAAGCCTTTTTGAGCAGCTCGCTGCTCACGATTTTTGCCTGATCCGCTTCAATGTGCTGCTCTAGCATGGCAAACATATCCGCAATCCTTTTTTCTGATGCATCCGTCCGGCTGGCGCGCCGGATAAAGCGCGCCAGCTTTTCACGAATCGGACGGATGCATAAGGCGAGGCAGCCGGAGATGGTTACAATATTTCCCGCCGCAGCGCCTATGGTTTTTAATAGTTCTAATAAATCCATTCATCCGCCTCCCAACCTTCTGGGTCATTCCGCGCAGGCGTCGGATTTTTCGCTGAGAAATCGGTCAAGCTGTGTTTTTGCATACGCTTCAATCGCGTCAAAAGCATTTTGTACAATCGAGGAGATCACACTGCGCGGAAAGAAAATCCGTATGGGTGCAGGCAGGATGCGGCAGAGAGCATCCACCACCCATTCAAATTTTTGACCTCCCGCCTTGGTGGTATCCGCAAAGGCCTTTTCCGCTTCGCCGATCAGCTGTCCAGCCTGCTGCTGAAGCTTGGTATTTTGCTTCCAATAGAGGGAGAGGCCGCCGAGTAGGACGAGGCCTGCCGTAATCAAAATTTTTAAAATCAATTCCCAGTTCAAAAAAGAACCTCCTTTTTATGATATTATTGCGGGATGTAGCCGGTGCGTTAAATGGAAACCTGCTCCCACATCGTTGGAGCCGTGCCCGGTATCCAGGTGCAGGGGGCCATATCCGACTTGCATAGCCACAGTTGATCCGCATAGCTGTAATACAGCCCGGCCTTGCAATCCATCCCATACACCCAAGGGATGGGGTCAGCCGTTGTCCCAGCGTGTGCCGGTACAATCGGGCGGTAGACGGCCAGCATCCCCTCCGCATCTGGCGGGCGGTTATCGGTGGGCGTGTTAAGCACCCGGTACAGCTGGCCGTTGTAATTGACGATCATATCCCGCTTGCAGGACTGCCAATCCCAGGCGGGGTACAGCAACGGAGCTTGTGCTGCAACATCATCCGGCAGGGTTTGCGCAGCGGCACGGAGCGCGGTTTCCCGTTGCTCTGCAAGCGCTTGGTTATATGCGCGCAGCTGCTTATATAGGCTCACAATTTCCTGTATCCTTTCCGCGTTCATTTTGCTCATCACCCCTCCAAAATATATAGCCGCATCGTTTGAAAAAGATCCTGATACAAGCTTATAATTACCTCGGCAGCTGCCCCGCCACCCGCATCGGCATACACGTTCCGCAAATCTGCTATCACACTATATCCGCTATTATCGGGAAAGTATCCGTATAGTTGCCCTAAATACAGGGTAAGAGGAAACTGCCCGCCGGGTGAAAATGCGCCGGGAACTTTAATGCACGCGATCTCATCGTCTACCGCATGGGAATATCCCCCCAAGATACGGGAAAACGTATCGCGATCTATGTCCAGTAATGCGTACATGATTTTTAAATCCGCATCTAACGTCCACACCAGCGGGACGTCCTGTGTAGTAAAGGAGGAAGAACTCCCGGAGCCCCCGCCGCTTCCGTTTTGGCCTTTTAAATTAGGGGTAGTAATGGAGCCGTTTTTATCGGTGATGGTAAGTTTGTATTCTGTGGACGTATTGCTTGCAACCGCCACAGTGGGGCTTACCCCGTCTGTGCCGTCCCTGCCGTTGGCGCCTGCTGGGCCTGGATCGCCTTTTGGACCCTGTATGCCGGGCTCTCCCTTGGGGCCTGTTTCCCCCTTGTCGCCGCGCGGAATGGTAAAGTTCAGCACCGGGGCGGAGGCTGTGCCGGAATTGGTGACGGTGGCGTTTGAGCCAGGCGCGCCGGTGGTTGTTTCACCGACCGTTACGGAAACACTGCCGCTGCCCGCGCCATTCTGCCCTTTCAGGTTTGGGGTGGTGATAGATCCGTTTTTGTCGGTGATGGTGAGCCTGTACTCCGTGCCTGTGTTGCTTACGACTGAAACAGTGGGGCTCACGCCGTCCGCCCCGTTTGCGCCGTGTGGGCCCGGCGTGCCTTCGGCTGAAATGCCGGTATCCGTATCGCCGGTCATCCAGTGCTTCGTGGCGCTGTCGATATGGGGCGTGATGCCGGGCTGGCCGGGTGTGCCCGGCGCACCTGCTTCACCCGGCTCCCCCTTTTGGCCAGCGGCGGAAACGCCGGTATCCTGGGAGCCGAGAAACCAGTTGCCGTTTGCCCCAATGTGGGGTGTGATGCCGTCCCGCGGGGAAGAGAGCGGTGTGTCAGCGGCGGATTCCTCCCCGGAAACGGCAGATTGGAAGCTAAGGCGAGCCCGGGGCGATTTGCAAAGCAGCACTTCCTCACCGTTCTTTTCACGGCAGCCCTCCACATTGAAAAAGAGGCCTTGCGCATCCGTTAAATCGTGCCAGAGCTTGCAATAAATCAGGTTGCCGGAGCGGTATGCGCGGTCGCCCTCCGTGGCTTCTGTGATCCGATTGGTTAAAATGCGCTCCTCGTTGCCATACCGGCAGAAGGCGAGGCGATAATATTCAATTTCAGAAGCCCCCATTTCCTCCGGCAGGCTGATGATGAGCTGTGTCATCAGGTGTTCGCCCCGCCGGCCGGCCAATGTGCCATCCGGATAGGAAACGGATTGGTTGGTGAAATCAATGCGTACGGTTCGCATGATGCGTTCATCCTTTCATGTTTATGGAATGGGGGAATTGCTATGCCTGCGGCTCGGAAATATTCGGAGATGCCGGTTGCTGGGCAAGCGCTTCCAGCTCGGCGAATGCGCCGCGTAGCTGCGCCATGCGCTCCCGGCAGGCTTTGAGCTGCCTGCTCAAATTCGATTTTTGAAGCGTCAGGCTGTTATATTCCTGCTGGAGTTCCGCCTTGCGGCGGGTAAGATATTCTTGCATAGTATATTTCCTCCACTTGGTTATTCTTTCGTTTCGCTCCACCAGCGTTCGTCTGTTCCCGGCTCTGTGGTGTTGCCGTCGATTTGTGAGGTATATTGTTTGCCGTTGTGCGTCACCTTGTCGCCGGTGTTGTAAGCGTCATGCGCGCCGGAGGGCCGCACCCAGGCGGGCCATTCGTCCGGCGTGACCTGCGTCCAGAGGGTGGGCGCGGCGCTGGGCCAATTGTCCTCCCGATCCCAGCAATCCGCATTTGCGCGGTAAAGGTTCCCCTCATGGCGGCGCACGCTGCGCGCGGGGATCAGGCCGCCATCCCCGCACAGCGGATCAAAAACCGATAAATAATCCCCGGATGAAAGCAGCTCATCCGGGGCGCTTTGCGCAAGGGCGATATAGCTTGCCCGCATGGCGCGGGCTTCGTCGATGATGCTCATGCGTTTTCTCCTCCCATCAGGATATTGGTTGCGGCGGCGAGCTCGGCATAGGAGGGGGTGGGCAAGTCTTCCTCCACGTCGTCTATGCAGTCCGCAAATTTTTCAGCGATTTCAGGATAGGAATCCGCGTCCTGCGCCTTCATTTTAATCTCCTCGTAGATCATGCGGAGGATGTCGGGAACGCTGCCACCGAGGGGCATGTCCGTAATTCCGACGTAATAATCGTCAAGCCGCAAATCCCCTTCAGAAGCTTTCTTGTTTGCGTAGGCTGATATTAGATAGGCCACCTTCTTGTCGGCGTAAAGGTATTCTAGATTGCTGATGCGGAGATAAGCGTTTTGTACATTCAGGCCGCGAAAATGATAACCTGGTTTGATGAGTGCCAATGTAATGCCTCCTTATGGATTGTGCCAGCCGCTTTTATCGATATATCCGCATAGCTGGCCACTGATATAAAATTTAATTGGCGCGCCGTTAATGGAGCGGATATTTGTGTTGTTTCCGTATAAGGCCGCTCCGCTATCGTCTACTCTAAATTTTTCGGTTCCGCCTAAACACAAAGATATGCTACCTCCGGATTTGGAGTAGATCTCTGTGTTGCCAGACTGATTCCCGTTTCCAACGATCGTGTGATTGGATGTGGATTTTCCGATCATCGGCTGCGAAACATCACCTGTTGTCCTGCCATATATAGTTTTACTATTTTCCAGCCTAACACTATCAGATGCCATTATGTATCCATCTAACTCAATTCCATCCGGAGCGCTAATAGAAGCAACTGCACCTGTTGTGCCCATTGATTTGGGTCCGCCAAGATATAACTCTGCTGCTGTGCTTCCGTTCTCGCTTAAAGACCTGATATAAAACGCACGCCGTCCTCCAACCTGAACCTGTTCAAGTGTGCCAAGTTTGACCGGCCTTGCGTAAAAAAGTTCAGTTCCCGATTTATCTCTGAATGATAACGAAGACGTATATAGCGTATTGTTTAAATTATATGATTCCGCATACATATCTGCATAATTTCCCTCAACCTTTAAATTGCCATTAACTCCATTTGAGCCGCCTAATAGTAAGGTGCCAGATTTGATTCTAGACGCGTTTAAGTACCCAGCGGTGATATTTGTCGCATTAATATACAGCTTCCCATCACTGCCGAGCCACATCCCGTCCGCCTGCGTGGGGGAGAGGGTGTTGACGAGATAGGAGCGGTCTTCCGGGGCGGGCGTCCAGTCGGTGGCTTTTGATCCTTTTTCGAGCTTCATGTGTTCGTATTTTAGGCTGTTTCCAGCCGTGCTTCCGGCAACGCCTGCATAGATTAATAAGCTCAAGGCGGCGCTGCTGGGTGGCGGGGTAAACGAGATTTGCTGCTTGCTATTGGACACATTTAAATACATCGTTTGAATGAGTTTTGCGTTATTTATATCATAGATCAAAACGGATACCTTGGTTGCGCTTCCCGAAATGACGGAAATTTTTCCTACGCTAAACGTGTATTGCGTATTTTCTAAGCCTGTGTATAGGTTGTTATAATACCAATCACTCGTGGAATTGGCAGTTAAAGTTCTTGATACACTGTCCTTAATATAATTCCGGCTTCCAATTTGCAGCCCATTGATCCCGCTCGTCAAATCCCCCTGCGTCGCCACCTGGTTCCCCGTGATGCTTAGGCTTTTGACGTTGAGGGAGACGTCGCCGTTCTCATCCACCCGGAGCGTGTCCGTCACGCCGTTATTCACCGTTAAGCCCTTTGCGTTGATCAGCCTGCCCTCAATCTCCCCGCTCACCTTCAAATTTTCGCCGATGATCAGATCGCCCATGAGCAGCTTCGCATTCAGGCCGTACATGTAATTCTTCCCGTCCGGCGTGGTCGCGCCGTCGGGCAGCAGGTTTTTACCCAGCACAGTCTCCGTCGTTTCGAAATCGTCCGTGGAGAAGGCGATGGTATTATTTGTGATTTTCAAAACCTCAGGCTCGTAGTCGCCGGTTGGAAGGCCGTCTTCGCCGATGACCGCCCTGCGGCCGTTGATGCCGGAGGCGTCGATGACCATCACCTGGTTATCCGCGTTGACCACCATATTGTGCGTAAGGTTGATCGATTCATCCTTCAGCTCCGCCAGATGGTCGAGATCGTCTTTTTGCTGCTTAAAATCGAAGGTGGTGCGCAGGTATTCCACCGTGCTTGCCGTTTTGGCGATGGAGCCGCCGACGAGATCGTTGAACAGCGCGCTCGGGTCGCTGAGCTTATAGCGGTTGCCAAAGGTGAGGGAGAGGGAGCGGCCGTCATAATCCACCGCCATTTCAAGCAGCAGGAGGCTTGCAATATCCTCCTCGCTTAGCCGGATGTCGATCAGGCAGCCGGATTTGAGCTGGCTGGTTAAGTGGGCAAACTCCTTTTGAAACACGAAGCTCGCGGTTTCCACAGAATACTCATAGCGCGGGGTGGAGATGGTTTTGAGCAGGCTCTGCGCCTTGTTGTAAAGCTCCAGCGCCTGGGCCTGCGCCTCTTCATAGCTCATGTTATCCTGCTTTGTGATGTTCTCTTCTGTATACGCGCCCTGCTGGATGAAGCGGGAGAGCACCTCCATCTCCGCCGGTGTGAATACAGATTCTAAGCGCACCTGTTTTTGGAGCGCCAAAAGCTTGTCGTTCTCTGTGTTGAGCTGTGTTTGAATAGAAGAGAGCGCGCCTTCCGCCGTGCTCAGCGCCGATTTTGCAGCCAGGATTTGCGGGTGAAGAGCTTTGAGATTTGCATTTTTGATATCCTGTGACGCCGTATCGCTGATGATGGCGGATTGCTGCACCTGCAAGTTTGAAAGCTCCTGCTTGAGGCGGGTGATCTCGCCTTCCTTTTCGGCTTTTCGCCCCTGAAGCTTGCTGATTTCCGCACGCTGCACCTGAAAGGCGCTGTTTTCTGAGCTCGTGAGGGCGTCCACATGGGCCTGCCAGTTTTTTACCTTTTCGATCAGCGCGGCGTCCATCCACTCCTCTGTGGCGTAATAGCTGAAGTTATAGATCAAGTTGGTGCCCAGCGGGTTTACGCTGAGGATGTCGAGCCCGTTGCCGCCCTTGACGAGCAGGGCGGTTTTGATCTCGTCGGATTTGGTGCGCAGGGTCAGCCCCTGGAGCACATCCTCCGTGGAGAGGCAGATATCCGTGCGGTTATCGTATTGATAGCGGTCGTAAACACGGATGACGCGGTTCAATATGTCAAATTCAAACAGGCATTCATACGCCTCCTCCAATTCCGTCATGAGGAAGGCATAAACCGTTTGATCGGTTGTGTCAAAGGTGCGGGAGCGCGCGGCAACGGCGGCGGGGATGCCGTCCGTATCCAGCCGCCAGGAGGGGAGGCGCTTCATGATATCTGAGAGCAGGGAGTTTTTCGGGTCGCTGTCGTCTCCGCTGTAAAACCGGTAGGTGCCTTCATAGTAGCCGAGCTGAATGTTGTTCAGCTCATATTCGCAGGAGGAGGCCTCCACGGTTTTGAACGCGTCGTTTCCCTCTTCGGAAACGGACACATCCGTGATGACGAAATAGCCGATTCCATCCACCAGGAGGTAGCGAAAGGGCTCCACCTGTTCATAGACGGGGCAGCGGCACTCCTTTGCGCCGCGCTGGATGGTGAAGGAGAGATCGGATAGATCGTTAAACCGGATATTCATCTGCCGGTCTGAGAGGTTCGAGAGGATGCCGAGCGCGCGGCCATCCGGGTTGCAGAGCGTGATCTGCGGGATTTCAAAATTCCCGAAGGAATCAAATTGAGCAAGCAATTATATCAGCCTCGCAATCCTGTATTGAAATGTGAGCTTCTGTATGTCCCCGGTCGCGGCAAAGCGGTTCAGGCCGGGGAGCAGGCGGAAGAAATTTTTGTTAAAGCTGTTATAGATCGGCTCGGTCGAAAGGGTGGAGCGCACCTCCAGCGTTTCCGGCCGGAGCGTGATGGTGTGCGGCGTGGCGTTGAGGCCGGTAAATGCCGTTTGGCGGTTTTGATCGGTCACGTTTTGCAGCATGACGCTGCCGCCCTGCGTTCCGGTTTGTAGAATAACCTCCGGGTAGAGATAGCCCTTGTAAACGGACGGGTTCTCAAACGCCATCTGCGTGCCGATCTCCGCCGCTTCGTATACGGCTTCGCCATCCTCCCAGCCCCAGGGCGCGTCGCACAGCAAGGTGGCCTTGAAGCCGACCGCTCCATACTTGCCGTTTACGCCGCCCTCGATCTCCTCCACGGCGTGGAACACACAGTTGAGGTAAACGCCGTCGTATTCGTCGGAGAGGGGTTCGAGCTTGCGAAACGCTTTTTCATGAAAAAGCCAGGCGTAAACCTCGCCCACCTCCGCGTCTGACAGCACGCGGTCGGATACGATCTCCACATCGAAAGAGAGCGGCTCCTCCCATGTATCCTGCTGGAGAAAATGGTGGTGTGAAAGCCGGTTATATTGCGTGGAATAGGCGGGGCCGCCCATTCTGCGCCGGTCGGGGGTGAGCTCCACCTGCGCGAAAAACAGCCCCCAGATGGCGGAGGACTGGTTGTTGTAGTTGAAATACTTTCCGGAGAGATGCATAAAAAGCCTCCTTCATCCATCCCCCGGGGCCTGCCGCTCCGGGGGATGTGTCAATATCTGTCGTCTGGTTATTTAGAATCCATTACCCCAAATGCTTTGGGTTGATCGTATGGCCGCTGCGCAGGTATTTCTTATTCGCCTGCGTGAACACCTTTTCCGCAATGCGGTTTTCCGCCTTTTCGAGCGCCTTGACGGTTTCCATATCCGCATTGCCCTCCACGATCACCTTGGAATCGATCTGAATGCAGGGCGCGGCGCCCGGGGCAAAGCCCGCGCCGAAGGCGGAGGAGAGCTTGGCCATGCTTTGGTTGAGGAAGGCGGCGGGGTTCTGCGCGAGGGCAATAATGCGTTCGGTGAGCGTGCTGTTGAGCACCCCGTCGCCGCGTGAAAGGTGGGTGAGCCTGCCCTGCACGGGGTTGCGGATAATTAGCTCCGGCCCGGCCTCGTCCACCAGCGCAAGCTGATCGGAGGGGATGAAGGGGGAGCCGGAGCGGTAGCCCTTCACGTTCTTTTTGTCGACCCACGCGATGGTGTTGCCAATTTTTGAGGTGGTGCCGATGGCAACCTTCCCGTTGGCGATGTTGGTCACGTAGAGCTTCTGGTTCCAGCCCACGCCCGCGTTCTTCGCCATCGTGCTCCAGGAACCCACGCGTTTGCCGGAGGAGGAGGCATAGGCCGCTGCGTCCTTTGTGGTCACGCTCGCTCGCCCACCCTTGACCGGGGCCTTGGCGGCGGACGAACCGCCGGAGGACGCGGCGGGCTTTTGCTGCGCGGCGGCGCTGGGCGTTTTGACGGGCGGCTTGATGTCGCCAGGGTTTTCGGAGATTTTGATGGCGTTTGCCTGCGTGCCGTAGGTTTTGAGCGCATCGGTGGCGGCCTTCCACGCGTCGGTCACGGTTTTGTTGATGCCGTCGCCGTATTTCGCGTTCCACTCCATCAGCTCCTGGTAGACGGTTTCGCTGCGGGTCATGATATCCGCCATGGCCTGATCGCGCACCGCGCCCTCGTTATCGAGGAATTCATCAATCTTCTCGATTTTGGCGTTGTTCTGCTCTTCCAGCAGGGCGTATTCCTCATCGAGCTTTTCCTTCTGCCGCTCGATGGACTGCTCTTTTTCGTATTCCTCAAGGTCCTCCTGCTTTTCGGCAAGCTCGGCGCGCAGCTCGGCCTGCTCGCGCTGGGAGGCGGCGCTCGTGTCGGCGGAGAGCTCATTCAGCCGCGTTTCGATCTCTGCGATATCCGCGCGCTTTTTGGCGGCGGTTTTGGCGTAGTCGTCGGCTTCCTTCTGCTTGTCGAGAGCCTTTGCCTGCGCGTCGTAGAGCTTTTTGTAGCCGTCGAGCTCGTCCTCCAGCGCTTTCTTTTTGAGCTCCTGCTCCTTGCGGATATACTTCATGCGCATGTCGACGATATCTTCAATCGCGTCGGCCGCGTCTTTGGCCTTTTTGGCCTCGGCCTCCTGATAGGCCTTGGTCTCCTTGTAGATCTGCTGCTCAAGCTTACGCAGGTCTTCCTTCTTCTTGGCAAGCTTGTTGTAGGCGTAGGTCAGGTCGGCGATCTTCTGGGCCTGGTTGTCATCGTACTTGCCCATGGCCTCCTTGTAGGAGATTTCGTCGAGGTAGTCATCGAGCTGCTGCTTTTCATAGGCTTCGCGGGCGGCGTAGATTTTCTCCTCGAGCTGCCAGCGCTCGGATTCCTTCTTCGTGAGCCTGGATTTCGCGTTTTCCAGGGCTTTGATGTAGCCGAGCTCGTCGTTTTCGTATTTGCCGATGGCTTTGAGGTGCTCGATGCGCTTTAATTCGTTGTCGAGGGCTTCGTTTTTGTAGGCGGTTGAGCCGGAACCGTTGCCGCCGGATTTTTGCATACCGTTAGAATTTCCGTCGTTTGTCTTTTTGAAGCCACTCGAATTGCCTTTGCCGGTTGTTTTGATTTTGAAATCTTCTGTAGTAATCTGTGTTGCTTCAATATTTGCCTGCAAGTCATTGCCAAAGTTAGAAATAGCGGAACCAATGCTTTTCATCGTCGCGGCGGTTGATTCGGTGGCCTCGAGGCTGAAGTCCGCTTGTGGCAGCGGAATCAGGCAGCCATCAGGCCTTTCTAGCTTGAATTTTTTGACGCTTAGCCTCAGGTCAATTTTAAAGTTAGAGATGATATCGCCAAGCTGCTGGAACAGCGTAGCGACGCCGCCTGCCATGGAAGAGATTCCCTTATTGGTATTGGCCGCGATCGCTTGCGTGGCAATGCCTTGATTGCTGACGTTGTTTGTCAGGCTGGCGGCGATCTCTTCGGAGGTGGAGCCCATCGTGTTCCGAATCTGATCGGCCATCTCACCGTTGCTGCTTACAATATAGGCAAGGTCTTCGGCCACAATTGCCGCATGCTGGTTAAATTCAGCCGATCCCATTTGCAGGGAGCCGGAGGTCATCATTTGCAGGGAATAGATGCTGTCTTTATACTGCTCCACCATTGCGCAGCCGTCGGCAATGGCAGTTTGGGCGCCCTGCATGGCGGAGATGGATTCCTCCGTCATGCTGCCGCTTTCCGCCCAGGCATCGCCGTTTTCCATCACCGTATCAGATAGAGAGGAGACAAGCTCAGCAATCGATGTGAAGCCATCCAGATAATCGGAAATGTCGATTTGATTGGCCTCAAAATCGGCCATCAGGTCGGAGAGGCCCTGTGCGGCTTCCTGCGCGGTGGAGGCAAAGAGCGCAGCCTGCATGCCCTGCGCTTCTTCCAAATTGTCCGTATATTCGCTGAAATCTACGTTTTCCAGCTCGCTGTTGAGTGAGTTAAAGTAATCCTCCGCGGAAATTTTGCCGTCTTCGAACTGCTCCTTGGCGGATTCCATACGCTCATACACCTGCTCGCCAAAGCTGCGCAGGCCCTCGTCCGTCACGTTGGACATCGTGGAGCCGAACACCAGGAAGGCCGCCTCTGCCGTATCGCCCTGCTGCGCCAGCTCATAAAACTGCTTGGCCATATCGGCGGTGCTGATGCCCGCGTCGGCCAGCGCGTCTTTCAGGCGTGAGGAGGCGATGCGGTCAAAAACGGCTTCCACATCCTTGCCTTGTGCGGCGGCTTCGAGGAGCTGATCGCGCACGCCGGTGTTTTCGGAGCTGTTGAAAATGTTTTTAATGCGGTCTCCCAGCGGTGTGGTTTTGGTATCAAAATCAATGAAGAGGTCGAGCAGATCGCTTACCTCTTTTTTCAACGGATTGGAATCGGCAAAGGAGCCGGAGAGTTCCTGAAGGCGCGAGATCATATCCGTCAGGGATTTGGTCTTGTCCGTTTTTTCCTCCTGAATGTCCTCCAGCTGTTTCTCCGCCTTTTTGAGCTGCTTTTCATCGCCGGTGGCTTTCAGACGCGCGATGTCCTCATTCAGCTGTTTTTCCTGGGCAGTGAGCGATTCCAGGTCTTTGATTCGGTTTGCAATGGCCTCCTGATAACCTTCGCCGCCTTCTTTGAAGTTGTTGTATTCCTCTGTTGCGGCGGCGTCGGTTGCAACTTTGCCCTGGTTGGCAAGGGCCTGCTTGATTTGAAGCTGCTGTAGCAGGTCTTCGTTTGCCTGCTTGAGGCGCTCGTATTCCTCCTGCTCGAAAATGGTCATCTCGCCCTTGCCTTCGAGTTCGTCCATGCGCTGGGCGGTTGTTTCCATTTCGCTTTGGATGGATTCGATCTCCCCAACGAGGGATTCATAGCTTTCGCTGGCGGTGTTGGTGGCCTCTTGCAGGTTTTCCTGCTTGTGTACGGCCTCATCAATTTTTTGCACAAGGAAGTTGAGCGCTACGCCCGCAAGCATATTGATCGCGCCGCCCGCCAGCGCGGAGGCTGCGGATTGGGCGACCATTGCGGCGGTGGAGGCTTTGGTGGCCGTGGCGGCTTGAAGCTGAGAGCTTTTGAAGTTGTCCACGGAAACGGGCAGCCCCTGGCTATTTTGAGCGAGGTTTTTGGCGGCTTTGGAGGCGCTGGCGAGATGCTTTTCAAAGGCTTTTTGCGGATCGATACCAGCGTTAAGAGCTCCATTATATTTTTCTAATGCCAATATATCGCCGCGCAAATCACTGCTGAGCTCTGCGCCGGCGTTGATTTTTGTGGCGACGGATTTAATCAACCCGTCGCCCGCGCCGACCGCCGTCTGTTTGGCGACGTTTGCGGCGCTTGTGAGCAAGTTGCTGTTCTTTCTGTTACTTTTGTGACCATGATGAGATTTATTTTGACAAATGTTTATGCAGTTGGTATAATATTCCTGATCTCAGGTGAGAGGCTAAAATCAGGGTGAGAGATAATATGATACCAAGTTTAAGAAAGGTGAATAAAAATGAATCAAGTATATTATTGTCCAGTATGCGGTTTTGTGATAAGTGACGAAAGCGCCGATTGCCTAGATGCTTCCCTTAAGAAAAAATGCCCGGAATGTAAAGGGAAAATGATGGCAACGGGGAAGGAATACAATTCTTTTTGGCAGAGGTCTCCCAACAAGGACGATTGGTGTGACGCTCTTGAGAATTTGGAAGAAACCGTGCGCGAGGAATATGTCTACGATAATCCTCAGTTTAATCAAAAGAAATATGAGAAACGGGAGCAAAAGGATCAGGAGCGCATTGCACGCAACCGAGCCGGGCTAAGCCCGCTTGATAATCACCCCAAATGCCCCACCTGCGGCAGCGAAAATCTCTCGCGCATCAGCGGCATTGGAACGATCTCGATTTTTGGCAATTTCGGCATCACCAATGGGGAGGCGGGCAAAACCTTCAAATGCAACAACTGCGGCTACCGCTGGTAATTGCCGCCTTGCTGATGGCTCCACACCTACCGTATTTATACATATCGTAAAACAGAAACAGCCCCGGTTTCCGCCGGGGCTTTCTTGGTGCGGGAGTTAGCAGCCTGTGAATTGATTGCGGTTTGTTTTGTTGCATTTGTAGCTAGAATGGCCTCTATTTTGACGAATATTTATGCAGTTGGTATAATGATTATGGCTCCACACCCGTAGGGGCGAACCGTGTTCGCCCCTACCATATTTATACATATCGTAAAACAGAAACAGCCCCGGTTTCCGCCGGGGTTTTCTTGGTGCGAGAGTTAGCGGTCTGTGAGTTGATTGCGGTCTGTTTTATAATATTCTGATTTCCCCTTTTAAAATATCTTTATCTTCTTCAAAGGTCCTAGCCGATGCTGGGGCCTTTTTTTGTCTTTCGAGCAACATTCGGAAAATATTGGGGAGCAATGCAATTATTTGAGCAACTTATTATCCATAAAGAGCCCCTCTTCATTTGTTTTGGTCATTACAAAATATGGAATATGATTCGTTCTTTATCCGCAATTATATCCTCAACAAGATACAATTTTTATTGTTCTAAATTTTTATTATTTATTTTTTTGACTGCAATTAAATAAAAAAAATATCTTTAAAATCATTTTTTAAAAATTCTCTAAACCAATTTTATGGGTTTTTGTATTGCTTAATATCCGACAAAATATAGGTAGTTTCTATCGAATTATATTTACAACTTTTGTTAATATGAGGAGATAATAAAATTTTTTTGTCTTATCCACACTCCCTAAAAAAAGATTATATTATCTTATATTAGAAATTAATAAATATCACTATTAGGGGAAAATATGGATCTATAATCTATTACAAGATGACAATATATTTCTAATAAGTCAATATCTATACATATTTTGAACAAAAACGTACGCATTAAATTGTAGTGACTTACAGAAATTGGAATTAGTGAATGAAATGTGTTGAAAAATGATACAGGTATGGTTTATTATTGTGGGCGTGGCTCATGACAAAAAGATAAAGGAGAGTTCAAAAATGAAGACAGCAAGTTATCGAGTTGTTCGGATGTCTGTGTGCTATCAAGATGTGGAAGAAGAGGTGATGTACGGAATCGAGGCTATCTGCCCAGAGGAGGGGAAAGTATTAGACCGGGTTTGCAGGATTTCTGAAAATGAGGCAGAGGTTCAAAAGCTCTCTGAGATGATGAATCAGAATGAGCTGTCGCTGCGTCACTTCCGCTGTGTCGTTGACGATTTCAGGCATTAAGCCGGGTTTTGCGTTGCTTTTAGAGCGGGTAGCCTCTGCTCTCACACAGGGGCTTCCATCGGGCTCTCTCATCATGGCGGACAGGTCTTTCAGCCTGCCTCTCGCATTTCATGGTGTTATTGTGCGAGTACGGACTGGATCTTCACCCTCCCCGGTGGGAGGGGAGCAGCTCAGGCCCCAATGTTGCCACTGCGGCCGTTACAGTCTCTACGGATTCCGGGGGCGTTGCCGCCGCCGGCCTTTCCTCGGTCTGAACCACTGCTGGCCTTTAACCGATACAGCTGCTTTCTCTGCCGCATATTACTATGCGGCACAGGCAAACATTTCATTACCTGCACTGCCGCTTGAGGCGGCGCTGAGCTTCCCGCCCAGGGAGATAAGGCCTTGCACGCTGGATAATCCGTCAAGGCTTTCCCGCAGCCGGTTGAGCTTTGCTTGAAACTGCTCTGCTTCGGCTGAATTTTTTTGCATCCAGGCGCTTAGTTGATCGGATAAAACGAGCCTGTCCGTATCCAGCGCCACGGAGAGTGAGAGAGATTGGCCGGATAGCAGGCCTTGCGCCTGCCGCATAGCGCTCATCGCCTGTTCCTGAATTGATGCGGGGTCGATAACTGCCTGGATTTTTAGTTTGCCGCGCTGCGCAATTTCATCGGAGAGCTTCGGGAGTTGCTTTGCGATGGCTGCGGCGCTTTTGGAAAGATCGGCCTGCAAAACGATCTTTGCCGTATCGTTATTCAAACAGGATCACATCCTTTTTTAAGATAGGCGTTTTTGGCTCATTTTAATTTGGCATTGCCGGCTCATTCGTCTGTTGTGCGGAATGCTCCAACACCGCTGCCACGAGTTTTTTCTCATCAATTGATTCTAACTGAGAAAGCCTTTGGGCAAAGGCATGCAGGTCGATGCCGTCGAACGCCCCTTCCCATTGATCGAGCAGACGGGCCGCGCTTTCAAACACGCTGTCTAGCTTTGATTTGCCTGCTGCCTGCTGCCGGAGGAACTCAAGTTTTTCGAGCACCATGCATTCCAGCCGGTCAAAAAGCTTCCAGAGCCGGCGTTCGTCTTCGTCCTTGGAATTATACATGGCGCGGATGCGGGTGAGCAGGTCCATAGCATCCATCATCTCCTGTAATTTCGCAAGGTCCAGAAGCTTGCGCTCGGTTTCCGGCTCTTTTAGCTCCGGTAGGGGCACATTGCTTAAAAATTGCAGGACTGCGCCAAACATCATTACCTCCTGGTATTCTGGAATATAATCGCCCTCTGCTGTGAAGGAAGCCAGCGCGACGCGGTCGATAAAAGCGGAGGTATCCGCAAGGCTCAATGTGTTTTTGAGCTGAACCGGAATTTCATCCTCTCCGCAGCGGTAGAGAATACTAACGCATCCGGCGGGACGCAGCGCCGTGAGTTTTTTTACCTGCGCATTGGTGAGCTTTTTTCGCATGATCGTCGTCTCCTTTGCGATTGTTTTTTTATTGGGTGAGCATGGTAGGGGAATAGGGCGCGGATTGATGGGAGGGTAAAAGCACCCTTTTTACGGCAGGAATGCCTGTTCCAGCCGTAAAAAGAGGGCTTTTGAAGATGGCTTCGGGGCGGCAATGCCGCCCC